TTATGCGGTTTAACCCGCCGCGTAGCGACTAGAACTCGCATCGGACTTCTTTAAGGAGAAACAAAAATGGGACGTCCTCTTAAAATTCAAAAATCATCAACTGGATCAGGCAACGGCGGCGCAGCTGTGGGTGTGGATCTTGGCTATCCTAACTTCAATAGTTTAACAAACCCTGTTTTCAACAGCCCTGTTCAAACTCTAAACGGCACTCAATATCTTGGTGTTGTCGGAGGCGCAGGTCCAACTGATACCCCTTCGGCAACCAATCCACGTGTTGACGTTACTGTTAACATTGCTAACCCTTCGGGCACAGGAATTGGTGTAGCCCAAGGCTATATCATCCGCCAAAAAGGTTCTCACAAGTACCTAGTAGGCGATGTCACTGGAGTCAATGATGGCTCATTTGTGGTAGGCCAAGCCTATCAAATCACTTCTGTAGGCACTACCAATTGGACTGCCGCTGGTGCACCTGGTAATTATGGTGTAGGCACAGTGTTCACAGCCACCTCAGTTGGGGGTGCAGGATCTGGTACTGCTAATTCAGTGGGCGTTTGTGTTTTGACAAATTCTGCAACACCAACAGTAGGTTTGATGAGCATCAGCTACATTGATGACACTTCATCTGAAGTGTTTATTTCCAAGTTGTCTAACAAGTTCTTGTTGGGCTGGGAAGGTGGTAGTGGATACACTGCTGAAGAAGTAGTTGCTGACACACGTCAAGTGGCCAACTTCTTCACTGACGAAGGCACAGTTATCAAGTCTGGTACTGCACAAACCACTATCAACGTGGCACTGGTACAGAACGTTACTTCTTAATTTATCAAGTGACCACGTCCTCCCAGCTACATACTGGGAGGATTTTTTATGGGCCCAGCTTTTGTGTTAGGTAACGGCATAAGCCGTCAACTGATTGATTTGAAATTGCTAAAAACGCTTGGACGTGTGTACGGCTGTAATGCTATCTATCGAGAGTTTGAACCTGATGTGCTAATCAGCACAGATTCGCCTATAAGTGAACGTATTCAGCACGAAGGTTACAGCCTGACTCATACTCATTACACTCGTAAACCTTTGCCAGGTACAGGTGCAATACGTATGGCTCAACAATATTTTGGATATAGTTCTGGTCCAGCAGCAGTGGGGCAAGCAGCACTGGATGGTGCAAGAGCAATCTATTTGATAGGGTTTGACATGGGACCAAATCGCACAGGCAGATTCAACAACATCTATGCTGACACAGAATTTTACAAAAAAAGCTCAGCCAATCCCACATTTACCGGCAACTGGGTCAGACAAATACGACAAGTGGCCAAGGATTTTCCCAAGGTAAGTTTTTTCCGCGTGGTAGGTGATACAACTGCCGAAATACAAGATTTAAAAGCCATAGCAAATATGATGCACATGCCCATGCCAGACTTTCAAAACCGTATAAATAACACAAAGGAACTCTAAATGGCTATCTATAAGCGTGTTGCTGGTAATCTTATTATTGAAAGTATTGGCGCGGCCAACTCGGTCACATTTCAAAATACCACAGGAGTAGCCAATGTAATCATCACTGGCGACCTTAGTGTTTCGGGTAATGCTAGTTTGACTGGCAACATTTCGGGTGACAAGATATTTAACGGCACAACATCTATTGAAATTCAAACTGCCAGTGGAAATGCCAATATCACTGTTAGTGGTACAAGCAACGTTTTGGTAGCCAACAGCGCAGGAACAATTACAACTGGGTATGCCAGTGCAACTGGTAACATAACAGGTGCTAATATCAACACTGCTGGCATTGTGTCGGCAACTGGCAATGTCAACGGTGGCAATTTGACAATTGCAACTGGTAATATTGTTTTAACACAAACATCTGGAGCCACAACAGCACAAGTTATTAGATTCACAGATGCCAACACCGCGGTCACAACGCTGGGTGCAAATATTGGTTCTGTTGAATGGGTCACAGCCGATTCAACCGGTCTTGGTGCAAGAACAACTGCTGCACTACGAGCAGTCTACAGTGATACTAACGGTAATGCCAATATCCTACTACAAACCAATTCAACCACTAGAATTGCTGTGTTAGGAGCCACTGGCAACGTTGGCATAGCTAACGTGGCACCATTACACACATTTGCTGTGACTGGAAACAGTTACGTTTCAGGCACAACAGAAGTAATTGGCAACATCACAGGTGGAAACATAATCACACCAGGTAGAGTAACAGCCACTGGTAATCTAGTGTCTGGAGCCAATGTGATAGCCTCAGGATATGCCACAATCACTGGCAACGTCACTGGCGGCAACATCATTAGCGTGGGAGTAATCAGCGGTAGTGCCAGCGGTATTTCAGCCACAGGCAACATTCGTGGGGGCAACATCAACAGTGATGCCTTGGTAAGCGCCACAGGTAATATATATTCTGGTGGCGGTTTTGAGACTCAAGGCAATCTCAGTGCCACAGGCTCAGTGTTGGCAGCCACAGCTATCTTGGGCAATGCTAACGTTACTGGCAATATGTTTGGTACAGGTATTGGTGTAGAAAACGTTGTGTGGCAAAGTGTAGCAGCCAACATAAGTTCTGCGTCTATGGCCAACGTTGGCTCGCTAGGATTCTTTGCTTTGGCAGGATCCAGCTACAAATTTGAAGCCTACATGCCAGTAGTGCCCACAGCAGGAACAACCACAGCATTCAGCACTTATTTTGACGCAGGAACCTGCAGTTACACAGTAGAAACACAGACCACTCCTGTGGCTGGTTTTGCAATGGCAACATCCACTACGTCGGGCACCACAGGCACTACACAAGCCATGACAGGAACTACATCTAGAACTGTAAGAGTTACTGGCATAATCTACAGTGCAGGCAATGCAAACGTGGCAATACAAGCCCAAACCAGTGCGGCAAACGTGGTAGTGCCGTCAGGATCCTACCTCTCCTACACTCGAATCGGCTAAAGCGTAATCCTGTTCTTTTGGTAAATACTCCAGAGGACCGGATTACCTATGACACAACAGATCATCAACGTTGGTATTGAAGCCAACGATGGCACTGGTGAAGCTTTACGCACCGCTTTTGAAGCTGTAAATGACAATTTTACGGAAGTTTATACTGCGGGCCCAGTTGGCAGCAATGTTGTCATAGCCAACAATACCATCTCAATCAATGGCACCAACGGCAATTTAATTCTGCAAGGCAACGGAATTGGCAATGTTGTAACCAATAGTAGTGTGCGTCCTTCTGTAGATGCAGTGTTTGATCTTGGACATGCCAACTTCAGATACGATACAGTACATGCAGCCTATTTTCAAGGCAACGGTGCAGGACTAACAGGAATCACAGTCAGTGCTGGCAGTCAAATTCTCAATGCCAACAGCAATGTACGAATTGCTGACATCAACGGCCCAGTCACAGTCAGTGTAAATGGTACTGCCAATGTGGCCAAGTTTTTAGCTAATGGAGTATCAGTTACAGGCAACGTTTCAGTATCTGCAGGCAATTATTACCTGGGTGATGGATCACTGCTGACAGGTATTCAGACCAATACCAACACAATTTTCAACGGAACCAGCAACATAACCATTGGGTCTTCAGGCGGCAATGCTAACATGTCCATTGGCGGTATATCAAATGTGGTTGTGGTCTCATCTTCTGGCCTGACCGCAGTAGGTAATGTGACAGGCGGTAATCTTCAGGCCACAGGTAATATTTTTATTGGTAACACTGTGTTTACTCGTACATTGGTAGTAGGCACACGAACCACGCCGGTCACCGTGGCCTTGGCCAGCAACAACAGTTTTCTTGTGGGTACCAGGAGCAGTGGAAACATAACAGTGTTTACCACATAAATATAGATATTGGAAAAAAATAATGGCAAATAGAATTCCGTTAATTATAAATTCAGGCTCGGGCCAGATACAAGAATTGGCTGCTGGCGATAATTTATCACTGCCCAGTAGCGACATTGTTGGAGTAGGTAACGTCACAGCAGTAGGTAATGTTCAAGGTACCTATATTCTTGGTAACGGTGCGCTGTTGACTGGTGTGTCAACCACATCATCCAACATCAACAACGGAACATCTAATGTTACCATTGGTACCAGTGGTGGTAATATAACCATTGGTGTAGGTGGCTCTGCCAACGTGGCAGTGATAGCATCTAACAACATTACTGTGGCTGCTAACATTGTACCTGCAGCCAATATAACTTATGATCTAGGCACTACATCACAACGATTCAAAGATCTCTATCTCAGTAACAGCACAATTTATTTAGGCAATGCTACCATCAGCGCCAACGCCACTGCTATTGTGATGACAAACCCAGCGGGCGGTCAAACTGTATTGGCCGGAGCGTCAGGTAACACAGCAATCACAGCTACCACAGTAAGTGCGTCAGGCAATATCACAGGTTCATATTTCCTGGGCAATGGTTCACAACTGACAGGGTTGCCAGCAACGTATGGCAACTCAAACGTGGCCTCATACTTGCCAACATATTCTGGCAACATTGGTTCATTAACTGCCACAGGTAACATTCAAGTTGTCAACGGTATCTTTATTGGTAACGGTTCAGGTCTTACTGGCGTTGTTGCCAGTTCCAACGTTGGTGCCGCACAAAAAATTGAAAACGGTACTACAGAACTAAACGTTCCAGTTGCCAACGGCAACATTGTGGGCAACGTTGGTGGTGTGACCAATATATTCCAATTCAGCACCGGTGGGTTGAGTGTAAACGGCAACGTAACTGCAAACTACTTGATTGGTAACGGTAGTCAATTAACTGGATTGCCAGCTGGCTATGCTAACTCAGATGTGGCCACATACCTGGCCAGCGGTACAAACAGTTCTAACATTATCACCACAGGCAACATCAGTGGTCAATACATTCTTGGTAATGGTTCTTTGCTGACAGGAGTTAGCACAAGTTCATCAAATATCAACAGCGGCAACAGTAATGTAACTGTTGTAAGTTCAGGTGGCAATGTCACAGTTGGCGTTGGCGGAACTGCCAATGTGGCAGTGTTTGCCACA